GTGCGTTTTGATTTCGTCGGCATCAACCTTGACCATCGTCTCAGGGTCGAAGTCGATCAGCCCTTCCCTGATCGCTGTGCCCTTCCCTGACGCTGGACCGCCCCCCATGAAGTGGACGACCTGTTCGCCCGGCTCGGCGATAGGAACGTCACCGATGATGTCGGCTGCGATGTCCCGATGGAGTTCCTTTCGGAGTTCCCAGTATTCGCCGTCGATCTTCGTGTAGGCGTCCTCTGTGCCCCCCGGTAGGCGACCCCCGAACCTGTTGTAAAGGTCGTCGTCTGTTGCCAGCCGGTACGGGTTGGCTTCTTCGGGGAACCACTCAAGGTCAGTGACACGTTTCGGGTGGGGGAGATCGTCGGCGATGTCGGCAGCAGCCCGTACCAGACGCTTCTTCTCAATGTCGTCTATGCCGATTTGGCGGGACTTCTCGTAGTAGCCCCAAATCCTGTCTTTGACATCAAGGCTGTCCGGGGTGTGGAACTGGATTTCGATGATTACGCCGTCTGGGCCACGGAAGTTTGCGTTGATGCCGTTGTACGGGTTCTTGGCGTTGGGTTGACGCCAGTAGTTCTTCGGTGCCTTGGTGAGTTCGTAGCCTCGGTCGCGAAGGTCACGGATCGCTGCGGCAACATCATCGTTGTACCGGGCTTCGTCTATGACCATCGTGTACCGGACCGAATCGCCTACCTCGTCGGCGACCTCGGCGACCGTTCGTAGCCGCTTCGGGAACGCTGCCGTTTCGTCTACGAAATCGGTGGCGATCTTGCGGGCCAGCGATGCTTCTTCCTTGACGTTGAACTGGAGGCCGTACAGTTCCGCTCCGATGTCTGACGCGGTGCCCTGCACCTGAACGGTGATGTTGCCCTGCGCTGCGAACGCTTTCTTGTGGACTCGGGTTGCTTCCCGCCACGCCTGCTCGCGTACCATCGCGGGGATGTCCGGGGGTGCCATGACCTGACCGGGTAGCCCCGTAGATGGTGGAACGATCGTGTCGTACACCACGGTCCAAGTGCAACGACAGTTCGGGTGCGCTGGGGGTAGGTCTCGGGGTTCAACCACCCAGTTGCCGCCCCTCGGGTACGTCGCGTTGAACGCTCCCCCCTCAAAGGCGACGACCTTTCCGTGAAGCGGTTCGCAAATCTGGCAGACCTCAAACGATGCTGTGATCCACTGACGGCCAGCACGCTGCGGGTTGAACATCCCTGCTTCGGCTGCCTGCCGGGCCGCAACCATCTTGCCTTGGTTGGAGGCTTCCATCATCTCGGTGCGGGAGATGACACGGCTGCGCTGCTGACGAAGTTTCTTGCCGTACTTCGATGCCTCGCGTTCAACGGCCTCAAACGCCTGCTCAGTGGTCTTGCCTGCTGCGACCGCATCGGCGAACACGGTGCGGCCACGGTTCAGGACTGCGTTGTGCTGCGGCAGCGTCAACCCGGCTACCGAAGGGGCTAGCCGTTCACCGAACTCGGCTAGGTCACCCAGCGACGGTGCTACTTCCAACGCTTCGCCAAGCATGTTCATCATCGCTTGCCTGCCGCCCTTGCCGGTGGTGCCACCGATGATGTCTTGCAGGTTCGCTCGGGTGTCCTCAGCGATGTTGGTAATCATCCGTGCCGACTTGTTGTCAGCCCACTGTTTGCCAGCCGGGGTCTTGGTTGAGAACCCGACAGAGAACGACGCGCCGACCGGCGGCATGACCGTGACTGTCTTCGGGACGGCTGCCTTCTGTATCTGGTTGATGGCTGTCGGGTCTGGTTTGCGTTGCAGTTGCTCCGTTAGTTCATTCCAGAAGACCGCCCCGGATTCGTCCAACTGGTTGAGTAGTTCAGCCGCCAAGTCTTGGCGTGCCGGTTCCAGATACTCCAACAGAGGGCTGAGAGAACCGTCAGCACGCGCCGGGTACAGGTCGGTTCCCAACTGGAGACCGCTACCGGGCAGGTACGAAACGTCGTCGGTGAGGTTGAACTCGGCGATCACCGACGGTGGCATCGTCAACGCTTCGTTGAAGATGCGTGCTACGCGGCGTTCCCTCGGTGTGAGCGGAGAACCGATCGGTTCCAAACCGGGCTGCCCCGGTACCCGCTTGCGGGAAACCTTGACAGTTGTCTTAGCGAACCCTGACCTTGCGCCCCGTCCAGTGATGACGGGCATCAGTCAACCGATTCAGCCTCGGTGCTGACCGGTAGCCCACCGACCTCCCGCAGATACGCCTCCAAGTTGTCGTCGGGGAAGAGTTCAGCGCCAGAGCCAGTGAGTTTCGCAACGTATTCGCCAAGTTCTTTCAAGTCCACGTTCCTGACTGGGGCGTGGGTGAGGTGCGGAGTGAAGTTCGGGTCGATGCCGTTGGCTTTGAGTAGCCGTGGAAACGCATGGTTTTGGAACACCGAAGCGATCCCATCCAGATATGCGTTGAGGGACTGCGAGAACAGGGCGACCTTCGACACGGACAACGCGTGCGTGCCGACCTTCTCGTGGCCGAGCAGAATGAAGTCGGCGAGCATCGTCATCGCTATCCGCTGGTCATACCGGGTGATGATCGCGTCAGTGTCGAACTGGCGGTCGCCTCCCGTGGATAGGAGCCTGATGTCGTAAGCGAGGTTGCCGGTTTCCGGGTCGTAAGCGAGGGGGAACACGACGCCTTCCTGCTCGTCGCGTCGGATGTTGCGGATGATCTGCTTGATCTCGTTGAGCGCCGACGTTTCCTCTGCGCTGGCATTGTTGGACAGGAGTTGCGGTGGGACATAAGCGATGGGCAACCCTGCCAAATCGCGTTCTATGCCGATGGCTTCGATTTCCTGAATCCGCTTCTTGAAGTAGTACGAGGTGTAAGCGTTGCGGAGCACCGACCTGCCTTCGGGGTTGTTCAACACGCTGGAGGTGCGGAACAGGAGCGCCTTCTCAATCGGGATCTCAACGAGACCCTTGCCGGAGGTCGGGTTCATCTGGTACATGCCCTTGACGCCGCCGTTGTCGTCAAGGTTCCAGCGTTCCAACGTGTCCTGCGACCGGGGTGCAAGTTTGCGCCAGCCGATCATCCCGTCGCTGTACCGGGATCGTTCACCGTCGTCGGTCCAACCCTTCCGGTACTTATAGACGATCTCAAAGTACGCCCACCCGTAGGTCAGGTAAGACATGATCTGAGCGAGCATGTCTTCCCAAGTGGTCGTCATGTCGGTCATACACTGGCCGCAGAACGTCGCGATGTCGGCGGCTTGTTCGTTGTCCGGGTCGGATGGTTCGACCTGCCATTCGACAGAGCGCATCAGCATGGAGATCGCTTGGATGACCGCGCCGACCACCGGGTCGTTGTCGCGCATCTCCCGGTAGGTGCGGTAAGCGGTGCGCCCCCGGAGAGCGGTCAGGAACTCTTCGCGAACCTGCCCGTCGTAAACTTGAAGGCCGGTTGATCCGATCTCCATGAAGTCCGTGGACGTTGCCTTCTTGATCTCAGCGAACGTGTCGGCAGCAACGTCGGTCATGGTGCGACTCTACTCCTAAGCGCCAGCAGTCAGGACGACCGTGAAAGGAGAGTATCACGGACGCCCTGACCGGGCTGGTGGTGCCGTGCCGTGGAAGGCAGCGCGGACTCTAACAGAGAGTGCTAGTCGTAGGGCTAATCCTCTTTCGCCCAGTCGTATGGGTCGCGGATGATGCGGACACTTGAAGCCTGCTTGAATGGTTCCGGTTCTGGTTCAGCGTCGATGCTGCGGATGTACCACCCGGCTGCGACACCGGTCAGGAACAGGGACAGTGGGATCAGTAGGTATTCCCAGAACGGGTTGGTGACACCCATCAACGCAATCATGCTGCCTCCTTCAAGAGTGTGACGAGAGCGTTGACCTCTTCGACCTGAGCCAGCGTCAGTTCAACCTTGACACCGTTCTGGCCCCTTTCAGCGGCGCTGGTGTAAGAGTTGCCACCGGGCCGATCCGAGTGGTAGACGTTGAGCAGGTCGTAGGTGTCGGTGTCGATCGCAGCCCACCGGACCTTGTTGGCCTCCCGCTCGGCCTCCCGCTCCTCGGCAACGTAGAGGTCGTGCTTCCGGCCCTCCAGTTCGGCCTCGGTGATCTCATCCAAGGTGTATTCACCGTAGCAGCCGATGTCCTTCAACGCGATCAGCCGGGTACCGGCTTCGTTGCTAGCACTCAGCACCGTCTCGTACTGGTCGGTTTCGTAGTTCCACTTGACGACGAACACTTCGACGTACCGCTTGATTGTCTGGTCCCGGTAGCCCCGGTCATCAACGACCGGGACGATCTCGTCGCCAGTGAGCAGCCACCTGTCGAACCCGCTCGGCGAGAAGCCCCTAGACGACCGCTCAACTCGGTACACGGTGTTCGGTTTCAGATCCTTCGCTTTCATTCTCTCTCCTTATTGGTTGTCGAACTAGAGGGTGATGGTGATGGCCGTTG